GAAGATAAACTCCAAAAACGATATGAAACACTAGACAAGCTCGTAGAGCTTTTATCTCACGGAGAAGCCCGGATCAAGTGGACGGATAGGGTTATAGTTGTAGTTGAGGACATAAAGACACCAGAAAATTGTAAGATAACTAAGTAGCTGACAGAGTGAGGGGCTAACGCCCTGACATAATGAGGCGACTTTAGGCAGAAATGCTTGAGGTCGCCTTTTTTGTTTATGGATGAAAAGAATATGGATTTTTGGAATATATATATCAAGTTGCTCCACTATCCTTTGTCGGCTAGGGAGATGAATTATTTGATATGGAAATTCTATAATCGTAAGAATTATAGGCAGATAGCTTGGCTTGATGGGCAGAATATCAAGAAATCTGCGGTAAGTATGGTAATTAGTAGGGCTTGTAGAAAAATAAAAGTGAACTTTAAAAAATTATAAAGCATACTTTAATTAAGAACAACCTTCACTTAGTCAAATAAATTTCGGGGGCAAAAGGCAGAAGCGATAATCATATATAAGCTATTAAGCTGACAAGGTTTCTAGCCGATTGCCCCAACAAATTTTTAAAATTAAAATACTCAATGAACATAAGACTCCAAAAATATAAGAAGAATCGCTTGCTTGGAATGAATTGTTATAATGCCGCCCGGGCTGCAGGATTTCCAGAATCTACCGCAAAATCCCACACAAAAGAATTAGAAGTGAGAGCCAAGATTGCTGATGTTATGGAACGCAATGGGCTTACAGATAATGTTTTAGTGGCAAAACATAAGGAATTACTTGAGGCATATAGACTTGTGATTGTTGAGGGGCAGGTAATAAATGTGGATAACGGTGGAATTAAGATACCTGAACTGCAAATCCAAATTAAAGCGCTTGAGTTAGCTTACAAGTTAAAGGATTTATTGAAAGATAAAGTAGAGCATTCCGGATCTATTGAACACAACCATTTCTTCGAATCAATTATAGCCAAAGCATTACACAATCGGATAGATAATTATGTTAATCAAGGTTAGGCGTAATATCTTATTATCTATCGGCGGTATGCACGCATTAGCAATGAGAAGTATCTTTGCCAAAGAAACTATATTACCCGGCGAGATGGATAATCTTTGGCATAATTTAGCGCGTTGGACAAAGAAGGTTGATTTATCCGCAAGCGAAAAATGGGAGTTGCGGAGAATATATAACGCATTGAGAGCCGAAGAGCGAGGGCATTTTAATCGCGCCAAAGAATTGCTTAAAAGAGGTAATATCCATTATACACAATTATACAGTAAGGGATTACCGTATATTGATGCCCCAGAAAAGTGCAGAACATTTGGAAGGGTGTAGGGGAAGAAAAGCGTGTTTAATCGATGAAACTAACTCCTGAACAAATAATCGCCCTCAAGGAACGAGTAGAAATATCCCGCCAGTCTCTCGTTGAGTTTCGATATTTATTACTAACTAACGGCAAGGATGAAGTCAATCCTCCTCATTATCATTATCAATGGTCGGATATATTACTGAAAGAAAAAGATAATTTTGCGGTTGAGGCTTACAGAGAAGCCGGGAAAGGACAAATAGTAGTCCGGGCTTTCCCTCTTCATTGCCTGATGTTTCCTACCTTTGAACGAGATTATATCGTTTTAATCAAGCAAAATTCCACACTTGCCGCACAGAAACTTCTGGAAATAGAGGATGAATACTTATCTAACCCTGCATTAAATGCTAACCTGATTGAAGTAAAACAGAAGTCCGCTTCTATATTCTCGGTTGATGTTAAGGACGCGGCAGGCGTAAAGCACAACATCCGCATTGAGGCTTATGGCAAAGGTTCGTCAATCAGAGGATTATCAAATGTAGATAGACGCCCTAAGATCTGCGTGGCTGATGACTTGCAGGATACGGAAGACGCGCGTAGTGATACGGTATTAGATGCCGACTGGCAGTGGTTCCTGTCTGATATAATGTTTTTAGGCAAAAATACCCGGATATTCCTTATTGGCAATAACCTCGGCGAAAGATGCATCATTGAAAGAGTATTCACGGCAGCGAATGAGTTAGGATTCAAAACTAAGAAGATTGCCTGCTTAAATGAACAAGGCGAGTCAAGCTGGCCCGAGATGTTTCCAGTAGAAGCTATTGAGAAGCAGAAAGAAAGTTATCGCCGAGTAGGCCAGATTGATGTTTGGATGCGTGAGAAGATGTGCGAGGCTACAAGCGCGGAGTCAAGAGTATTCAATAAAGATGATTTTATTCGTTACTCAAGCCTTTACTTAGACAATATAATCAAAGACACAAACATATTTATTACCGTTGACCCTGCTTCAAGCACTAACAAAGCAAGTTGCTACCGCGCAATGCCGGTGGTTGCGGTAACCGAAGATAACCGTTGGATAATCTGTGATATTCCTTATGGACGCTGGGGTTCGGATGTATTCATAGACAAGCTCTTTGAGACTGTAATCAAGTGGACGCCTTATCTTGGAGGGCATAAAAGAATACCAGTCGGGATAGAGAAAGGGCATTTTAAACAAATACTTGAACCGTTCATCTACAAGGAAATGCAGAGGCGCAACATATTCTTTGATATAGTGCCAATTGAACACGCTTCAATTGGAAGCAAATTAGAGCGGGTTAAGATACTTGCTCCTCGCTTCAAAGCCAAAACAATTATGATGCCTGAATCAGCTACTTGGTTAGCAGAGTTAGAGAATGAGCTTATGGGAGTTTGTATAGACGGATTTAAGTCATTGTATGTAGATTTAATTGACGCTCTCGCTATGGTTCAGCAGATAGCCAAAGTGCCTATGAAGCAGAGGAATGATAATCCAAGACAGATAGACGAAGTGTTAGGGTATAACGCCTTAACTGGTCGGTATGCGGGTGCGAGATGAAATATGATGCTTTGTTAATGTTGTCTGGTGGTAAAGATAGTTGTTCTTTGGCATTTAAACTTACACTTGCCGAAGCCAAGAATATTCTTTGTTTTACCCTAGATAGTAGTTTCTTATCTGATGTGGCTAAGAGCAACATAGAAAAATTAACTCGGATATTAGATTTAGACAGCATAGTTATAAAGCCTAAGCCGAGCAAATATCTTAGATTTATTGAGGAAAATTTATCATTAGTTCAGACCTGTACACATTGTTCTTATCAAACATTGCTTTCTGCTTTAGATATATGCAAACGATTTGAAATTAATACTCTCTACGCCGGATTTACAGTATTCACAGCTAAAGCGCAAGGATGGCCTGTAATTGAGAAACAAACCTATGATGGGATAAATATTATACACCCATTTATGGTTAAAGATAATTATAATTTTCAGGCAGTTAAGGCATTAATGATTGAACACGGTTTAGAGTTTGACCCGACTAAGACTAATTGTAAACATATCAGAGAATTAATCAGCAGGGATGTAGATAACTGTTTTGAGAAAGAAATAGAGATTATGCACAAAGAGGGGCAGATAGATGATAGCGAACGAACTTATTACTCCGACTTTATTAAATCGTGCCGAGTTTCTTGAATCCGGCGATTACGCTCTTATAGTCGCGGATGAAAGGAATACGGATTTTATCATAGCATTAGCGCAGGCAGAGAGATATTGTTTGGCAAGTGATGAAGAGCAGAGGAAATATTATAATGCTAATATATACGCTTCTTGGCTTGGGCTTTATAAAGAGGATTTAATAGGAGCGGCTATTATTCATAAAATATTAATTCCTCAAATAAATCAATATGTTTTTACTTTTGACGCTTATGAAGTGCCGACAAAGAATAGATCATCGAGCGTTGAGTTTGGTAAGTTAATTATGGTATGGGCAGATAAAAAAGAAATTAACCCGTTATGGACAGCACACGATATACGAAATAGAGCGGCGACAATAGCTTGTTTAAAATTGGGGTTTAAGAAAATAGTAGAAGTGCAAGACAAAATAGTTATGAGGAGACAATATGGGCATTGGTGAAGGATTAGCAACGATAATAGCAGGAGTAATAGTCGCTGGAGCAGCAGCAGGAACCTCAGCTTATTCCGCTCATCAGGAAAGCAAGAAACAAAAAACATTAGCTGAAGCTCAACAGTCTCAGGTAGAGCGCGCCGAAAAGAAAGCCGCTTCCGCTACATCATTAGCAAGAGAAGAAGCCCAGCAGAAACTCAAAAAACAAAGATTAGCACAGACTCAAACAATCCTGACAAGTCCTTTAGGCTTACAAGACCAAGGGGTAACGCAGGCAACTACATTAGGCGGTGGATGATGAAGAACATTAGAGATATGTTAGCAAATTCCTACAGCAGAGGAAAAAATGTTAAGGAAACCTTAGAATTAAATAAGGACAGGTTTAAGGGTTACGAAATTGAAGATTTCTTAAAAACATTAGGCAACTATGAACTCGTCGGAAGTAAGGGGGAAGTAAAATCTTTGTCCGATGCCCTTCAGGAAGACAGCGAAGCTGATAAATTAGGCAAAGAAACTAATTTATTGCCGGCTACTTTAAGGAAAAGAGCTACATCTATATTAAAATATCCGAGTGCTAATGTAGAGAAGAAGACACTCTTAGGGGGATAAATGGAGACTATTGAACAACGACACATAAGGATATACGATACAGAAAAAAGCAACAGGGCTTCATTAGAGGCTTATTGGCAGGAAATAATGTATTACTGTTTGCCCCGTAAAGCCTATATCACCCGTAATTATAATGCCGGAGACAAACTCCCTGCTGATATTTATGACTCAACAGCGATTATGTCTAACGCTTACTTTGCCGCGGGAATGCAGGCTTATATGTCCAGCCCGCAGACTAAGTGGTTTACTCTTGGATTAACTAATCAGGCTTTAATGGTAAAACGGAATATCTTAGATTATCTTAGAGACACCGAAGATGTCCTCTATCAGATTATCAATAACTCTAATTTTTATCAGGAAGATGTCGAGGGTTATCTCAGCACAGGTTCAGTAGGCACGGATATTCTTTATTCTGAAGATGACCTGCAAGAAGATGTGAGGTTTGACTGTCTTCCGATTGAAAATGTAATTATTCTTAATGATTCTACCGGAAGAGTCAAGATTGCTTATATTGAATATGAGTATAACTCTTTCCAAGCCTTTGAAAAGTTTGGCAACAAGATTACTGGCAAGATAAGAGAATGCTATGAGAAGGGCGATTATGCCTCTAAGTTCAAATTCCTATTCTGCGTATTCCCAAGAGAAGTCTACGATCAGTCCAAGAAAGACAGTAGGAATATGCCTTTTGCTGCGCTCTGGATTGAAAGAGAAAGTAAAAATACAGTCAGGGAAGGCGGATACAGGGAGTTTCCTTTCTTTGTATCAAGGTTTGCTAAAGCTAAGAACAGCCCTTATGGATATTCACCGGAGATGAATGTTCACGCTGATATTTTAATGCTTAATCAAATGGAGAAGACTAATATAATCGGAGCGCAGAATGCAGTCCTTCCTCCGCTTGAAATTCCTGATGAGGCTTTTATGCGCCCGTTTAATTTTAATCCGGGTGGAAAGAATATTAAGAACGCGGGATTTCCTAACGAACATATTACTCCGATTATCACAGGAGCTAATGTTCCGATAGGCTTGGATTATGTCAAATATAAACAAACTAAAGTAGCTCAAGCTTTCTATAATGACTTGTTTATTATGATGGAGTCAATCGGAGACAAGACAGCCACGGAAGTTAATATATTAAACAACCAGAGAATGCAACTATTAGGCTCGGCAGTTGGTAATATAATGAGGGAGAAGTTAAGCCCGGTAATTCATAGAGTCTTTGGAATTGCCGCAAGATTAAAAAAACTTCCTCCGTTACCCCCTGAATTATCCAATGAAGATTATCAGATTAATTATATCTCTCCTCTTGCAAGAGCGCAGAAAGCTTTAGAACTTAATAACTTTAATCAAGCTATACAGATTATCGCAGGGTTCGGTCAGGTTGACCCAAGCGTGTTTGATAAAATAGATTTTGATAAATCAGTGGATTATGTAGCTGAAATTACTAATATTAAACCGCAGATAATCCGAGATGATATGGAAGTCGCTGATATAAGGGCTAACAGACAAGAACAACAGGCTATGGCGGAGCAATTAGCGGCAACTCAACAAGGCACGGAAACAATCGCTAAGGCTACCGAGGCTGATAAAAATATAGCGGAAACTCAAGCAGTGGGGGTTAAATAATGTTCGATAATAAAAAACAAGAAAGAGAAATTGAAAAACAACTTGCCGAGAATCAACAATTATATCATAGGGTATTTGGTGGGCCAGATGGCAAGGCAGTCTTGAAAGATTTAGAGAAACGTTGTTTTATCAATTACACGACTTACAACGATTCACACGGACAGATGAGTTTCAATGAAGGGCGTAGAAGTATCTATGTGCATATTAAGAATTTATTAGAAAGAGATTTAAAAGAAATTCTTGAAGAATTGACTAAGGGATAATATGGGAAAAGTTTATACTAATACATATTGGAGCAAAAAGGCAAACCCGAATAGTTGGTGGTATCAGAAACGCCATCCTTCGGCTAAAATTATTGAGCCAGTAAGCACTATATTCACTCCAAAGAAACCTGGCTTTTGGAATAAATCAGTAAGTTTTATTAAAAAGATTGGACAACTTTGTCCGCAAAGGGTAACAAAGCCCAAAGGAGAATTAAAATGAGCGAGGTCGTAATACCATTCATTGATTCAGTAGCAGAAGAGCAAAGGCCGGCAGTTGAAACTTTTATTGCTAATACCGGCGTAACAAGCGAGGATATTGCAGGCTATAAAACTTTTGATGAATTTATGTCAGGATATAAACCAAAAGCCACGCCTGATTGGATAGGAACACTTGAGCCAGACCATAAAGCAACTGTAGGAGTTAAAGGTTGGAAAACTCCCGGGGACGCGATAAAAAGCTATCACGAATTAGAGAAGCTTGTAGGCGCAGAGAAATTAGCAATGCCTAAGAAAGATAAAGACGGCAACTGGGAAAAGGGAGAACTTGAACGAGTAATGACTCAACTCGGATTGCCTAAAGACGCAAAAGAATATAAAGAGTCAGAGAATTTCAAGCTTCCTGATGGGTTACAGATAGATGAAAAGCTACAAACTGAATTTAAGGCGAGAGCAAAAGAAGCAGGATTGCTGCCTAAACAATATGCTTTTATGATGGATGAACTGGCAGGAATGTTACAAAGAGGAACGCAACTCAAGAAAGAAAATGAAGTAAAGAATTATAACGAATCTATGCTGAATCTTCGTTCCAAGTGGGGATTAGCATTTGATCAAAAAGCTAAACTTGCCAATGCTATCTTAGCTAATTTCGCAGCAGACCCAACTAAGGGGAAAGAGATAGCTGATAAATACGGCAATGACCCCGCAATCATAGAATTACTTGCTAATGTAGGCGAGAATATGAGCGAGGAAAGCTTGACAAGAACTAATATGAGCGGAGCATTGCTTGACCCTGCTGCGGCTAAATTAGAAATCGCTAAGATAAATGAAACACGTCATAAAGAGCTAATGGATGCGACGCACCCTCAACATATGTATTGGGTAAATCGTAGGGAAGAATTTTACAAAATGTTGAAATAAACTTATAAACAGATAAGCATAAGCCCTGTTTGTAAGTGTAAAGTAATCGGATAACCTCTTTGTAAGAGGCCCGGAAAGAGCAGTAAACTTTCAAGGCCCGTAAGGACAACCTAAAGTCAGAGATAGTTCTTATTAACCACAAGGAGGATCCAATGGCAGTAGATGAACTTTTGAAAAATCAATATAGTGATAATATCATTATGTTGGTTCAGCAAAAAACGCTGAAAGTAGCACCCACAGTATTTCAGAAACCTGACTGTGCTGGAGAGATGTCTTTCCAAGAACAGATAGCTTCTGCTACTGCGGATGAGAAGTTGTCTCGTAATGAGATAGTAAGAAACACAGACCCAAGCTTTGACCGCAGGAAGATAGTCCCCCGTTACTTCTATATGGCTCCGTTAGTTGACTCAATGGATAAGGTTATGATGATGAAAGACCCGACCAATGAGATTGTTCAGACTAATGCCGCTGCTTTAGCTCGCGCTAAAGATGAAGTAGTTTGTAATGCGTTCTTTGGGACTGCTTATAGCGGTAAGGCTGGAACTACGTCTAATACCCTGACTGGCGACCAAGTTATCGCGGCAGGAGGAACAGGTTTAACAATGGCGAAGATTCGTCAGGCTAAGAAAGTCTTAGACCAGAATGAAGTAGAAGCGGAAAATCGTTACTTTGCTATTACCGCTGAAGAAGTTGAAGATTTACTTGCTTTAACAGAAGCAACTTCTGTTGATTACGCACAGGTTAAAGCGTTAGTAAGCGGTCAGCCCGGAACTCTTTGCGGGTTCAATTTCGTTCAATCAGAGAGACTCCCGATTTCTTCAACCACAAGACAGTGCGCCGCATATCATAAAAATGGTATGGTTTTAGGGACTTGGATAGACCTTAAAGCGTCCATTGATATTATGCCGGGAATACACTTCTCTGCACAGATTTACGCAGGGCAGTCTTATGGAGCGACGAGGTTGGAAGAGGAGCGCGTCGTGGAAGTTGACTGTATAGAATAGCCATAACTTATTGCAAATATTGAGGTTATGATGTTAAAGATTGCACTTAATGAGCTGTATTGGGTTGCAGGTTTTCTTGAAGGTGAAGGAAGTTTTACTCGTTGTGGTGGAACAATAGCGGTAAATGCTTCTCAAGTTCAAAGAGAACCTTTAGATAGACTACAAAAATTATTAAGTGGTTCAATCAACCGATATATGCGCGATGAGGTAAAAGGGTTTTTCTATTATCGTTGGCAAATCTATGGGATAAAAGCAGAGGAGTTGATGAAAATGGTTTTTCCCATAATGTCCCCCAAAAGGCAAAATCAGATTTCTCTGGCATTGGCTTGGTATGCTTCTCGACCCGGAAAGAATTTTCGTAAATCTGGAAGGACAACTTGTAGAAGTGGAGTTCACCAATGGACACCGGGAAATATAGTTGAAGCCTATGGGAAAAGATATTGTAGGATTTGCAAAACGGAACAGGAAACAAGAAAACGGGATAGAATTAAACAATCCCGAATCAGTAAGTTGATGTTGAATTAA